AATCTGGTCTGCCTACACGATGATTCAACTGATCTCTGTCTGCTTCTAAAGGTGTGGGATTAATCCATTCTGTATAACTTACTTTTTCAGGTCTTGCTTTATCTTCATGGTCGTCATTGTATCTATTATCAACACTAGAATCTCCTTCTTGTGCTGAATTTTTTGCTATTCCGTACACAAGATTAGAAAAACTTGGATGTGCTCCAGTAGCATTATCCATATTTGTAGCCCTTGGATTATATGGTCCGTTTATAACTTTTTGATACTCAAAAGAGCTATAAGCATTTTCCATAATTGGACTTTGAGATTCTTCACCTTTTCTCGATTGAATTGATACTTTAGAATAATTAAACAAACTCGGTTCTGTTTCAGTTATTCTTAATCCTATTTCTTTGTTTTTAATTAACCCTGGTTGACCTTTTAATTCTGGATTAGCTATATGTAAATATTGTATTGCTTTAGTACTTACATTGTATTGTAAAACATCATATCCGTAAACTTGACCACTATTAATAGCTGCATTTTTATTAGCGCTAGAAACACTGCTTTTTAAAATAAATCTACCAGTATCAAAAGATCCATCTGTATCGATTACAGGTGGTAAACTTCCAGAACCTTCGTGCAATCCAGTGCCTAAATATATTGGAAAAGCAAATGCTCCTTTAAATTTATTACCAGAATGTGGCTCTAAATACATACCCTTTTGAATACCACTTGTTGATGGCATAATATAAGGTTGTCTAAACTGTGTATAATTAGATGAAGCAGTCCCTCCATCATCTCTAACTATTACTGGATATACATATGTATTTCTATAATTATTATCTTCTATAACCTTGTATCCAGTTACTTCTCTCAAGAAGTAAGGAAGTATGTCTGATTCATCTATAATTGATGCGGCATCATTTGCATCATCTCCAACGGAAAAAGAAAGTCTTGCCGTTTTAGATATTTCTGCATCTTGATTGTTACCACCAAAATATTGCGATGCATCAAAAATCATGTGAGCATAATTTGGCCTGGTTGATGGTGTCGTTTGTTCGGTTTCTTGTACCTGATACAAATGCATAGCGTCTATTGTAAAGCCACTATTAAAAGTATCATAATCATTATTTTTACCACCTATTACAAATGCTCCATCATCAAACATCGCATTAGCATTTGATGGTAAAGTGAAATCAATACTACTGGTTCCGTTTGTTAAAATAACTTCTCCCTCTTCTAAAGTTCCATCTACCACACAATTACCAACCGCACTATGTAAAACTCCGTTACCTTGAGTCAAACTTTCAAAATAAGTCAAACTACCTTTACCCCAACCTAAAACAACTCCAGTTTTGTATACATTGTCGCTATCTGTTGAGAGACCAGTTACATTAGAAAGAGTGATATCTAATCTATATCTTTGACCAGTAGCAAAAGTGTCAGCGGCATTACCGAAACCAGTTTTATTCATATCCCGAAAAACAAGGCCATAACCTCTATTAGTAGTATCACCCGTTTTCAATACAGTAACTCTCACATCGTTATGCGGAGATCCTCGTAGGTCTATATTTACAGCTCCATATTGTGCATTATTTGTTCCCCGCCCAGAAGCCATTTTCCAACTTTGCCCAGTAGCGTCTGATCCTTCGTTAGCGCCACTGAATCCGTTTGAGCAATTTATAATATCTTTTATGTAACCTGTAGAAAATCCAGAAATTAAGTTATCTAATTGAGCTATAATTGGCTCTCTTAAACCTTCCCCGACAATTCCTTTCCTACTAGGCCTGTAAAAATACTTACTTGGTGTTGGTCCTCTTTGTCCACGAGCATTCCAAGCGCCATCAAATTGCATTGCTGATCTGGCGTAGTTCGAACCCCTGGCCATGTTTTGGTACTTATAAAAACAGCTTCCATCAGTATAGTATTGATCAAATCTGTAATCAAGTTTATTAATACCAGGATTGTATAGGCAATCCCTTCCCATATTGTAGGCATTTAAAACTAGATGAGAAAACGCTCTACCTACGGTAGTTCCGGTAACATTACCTCTATCGTTTATAGCTGTAGAGTAACTGTATTGACCTTGGTATTTCATTGGTCTACCGCTAGTAATTTGATTTTGATACGTTGCGGCAATAGTAGAAGTTCCATGAAAACACGCCCAGTTATACCTACCATTACTAATTTGACAAGATCCACTTTGGTGTTGATGATTTGAAGATCCAAGCCATATTTGATCTAAATCTATGACGGTGTCTTGAGAATAAATCAATCTACTTATAGAAAGCTCTTCGGTTACACCCCTGTAATCTACTGTGTTACCACCTGTCTGTGTTTGTGCTTGCGCATACACTGCTCCAGATAACGGTTGTTGAATTGGGTGCTCCTGAAACGAAATAGCGTTTTCGTCTGTTGTGTCAATTCTATGCACACCTACACCAAGTTTATCACCATACGCTTGTAAACTTCCCCTATAAGTTGCACTATAATAATAACTAGCAAATGGCCAACATGAATAGTGGTAAAGACCATTTCTTACGGCATTTGAAGTACCATCTCCAAGAGAAAACTCAACGGAGTAACAGTACCATAAAAACCCAGGTGCTAATTGTCCGTATTTAAAATAATTACGTCTTTGTCCACCATCCAGCCAAGCACTCGGATATGTCTGTGGATAACCATAAACATCTGGTATATTAACAGTAGCTATAGTTTCAGCTGTAGGTCCAACTATATCAATGTTATTTGTATCTCCTATATATTTTCTTGGAAATCTACGCAACGTTTCATTTTTATACCCAGAAAGTAATTTAACGACTATATCTCCATAATCTATATGTATTCCGCTATAACCATTATCTAACTCAAGTTTTTGAAATCTTTTTTTCGTAACAGAATCTTCGACTACAGGAGTATCATCTAATCTTAAGGAAGCAAGCGCTGAATCTAATTCGCCTTTTTTATTTACAAACCCTTCAATTGGGCCTTCGCACAAAAGGTCTACAGATTCTAATTCAGAAATAGATGTTAAATTATCAGCAGAAAAAGTAGGAGATAAAGAACTAGAAAAATCTTGAATTCTATCAATGTTATTTTGCAAAAAAGTTCTTCTTGACATCGCTCCCAAGACGCTGTTTTTTTGCTTTTTTAAAAACTTTTTCTTTAAGTTTTTCTTCATTAGTAGCCTCTAAAATAATTACTGATTGATGAACCAAAAGATTCTTGTATTTTAACTAAAGCGTCTCCTCTTGTGTTTTCGTAAGCGGCATTTTGTCTGTCTTGCGATAAATCAACTGTTGTAATTGTTGTGCCTACTACATAAGATCCTACCCTCAATCTTCCATAACCAACAGGTATAGCTCTACCTTGTGTAGAAATGTTTTGTGGATTACTAAATATAAAAGATGAATTTTTTACAGAACTTGCTATATCCGTATTTGGTTCGTTTTCAGGTATTGGCGTTAATAAGTACATGATACCAGCGATGATTAATCCAACAGCTAAAGTAAAAAGAAATGCTGTGACTGCAGCACCAAACCCACCAAAAACAGCAAGAGCTCCAACTGCGAAAGCTAAAATAAAAAACAGCGTCGGGCCATGACCTAATACACAGGGGACAATGTCGATTGTTTTAATTTCTTGTTTTTTTTCTAAAACTCCGTCTTCCTTCTCTCCATTAACTATAATTTCATAATGCATGCCTTCGTCCGCATTTTTTTTTAAATATTTAAAAAAATTAGGATACCTAGTATTTATAGCCTTAATAGCATCGCCAGCTTTTCTAATATTGAAAAACTCTAGCTTTTTGGTAAATTTTTTACCAGCTTTTCCGTGTATTTTAATTATTGTTTTCATATTGTTAGTAAACTATATATCCCGGTCCAGAGAAAGTTCCTCCATGAGCTATATTAGCGCTTCCTGCTACAGCACCAGCCGCTGGATCAGCTGATGTATTAACTTTATTTAAATCTCTAGCAAGAATTGTACTTTGTATAACTTTAGTTCCTATCCTCAATAACCCATAACCCAATGGAACAGGTTTGTATTGAGCTGTAATATTATCTTTAGAAGCAAATAAAAAAGATTTATTAGCAGAACCCATTGTCATTTCCGCTGGTTCTTCTTCTGGTATAGGAGTCATTAGATATTGTATACCTGCCATAATCAATCCCATTGTTAAGGTTATCAAAAATGTTAATAAGAAGGGATCATTCCCTGTTATCATAGGACAAATATCTATTCTTTTAATAGGTTGATTTATAAATAGTTCGTTTTTTGTTTTTGGTTCGCAGTTATCGACTAAAAATTCACAATGTAAATTTTCTTGGGCGTTTCTCATTAAAAAATTTCTAAATCCAGGAGAAACTGCATCTATGGCAGATACACAATCTATTACTTTGTGTATATTTTCAAAGTTATACACTTCCTTAAATTCGTGTTTTAAAGACCCATGTAAAACTATTTCAGTCATAAAATTTCCTCCTCTAATTTTTTAACTAAACTATGATCAGCGTCCATGTACTTGGGTTTTAAAATGTTGAAAGTGTTTGTCTCTATTGAATAAATCACGAATGGGTAACAAATTAAATCGCAAGTTTTCTTATCAAACTCGGAGGGTTCAGAATTTCCTTGAGCATGTGAGTGATAAATAGCCACAACGTTTTTGGTATTTTTAACGTACAAAAAATCTTTTGCCGGTATGTAAAATTCATTTTCTTTATTTGGAGATTTGTTTTCTGCTGGTAAAATTTTATATTCATCATCTTCAAACACAACGAAACCACAAACCTCTCTTTTGGGGCTTTTTTCGCAATCTACGGATATTAATTGTTTTATTTTGCTCATTAGTAAGAATAACTTTCTGTTCCTGGAAATCCTCCATATGGTAATGATTTATTAGCATTCACTCCACCTAAATCATCATTTGCGAAACGCATTTTACAACCTGCTAATTTTTTAGAACAAGCGTCTTTTGCCCAAAGGTCTGGTCGTTTGTGAGGTGGTTCGGAAACACTAGGTGTGTGACCTGTTTTACAAATATAGTAAACTGGATGTTGTTGATAATAATTTGCAGTTAAACCTTGTCCAGATATAGCTCTTGGACTTAATGTGAAGACATATTCACCTAAATGATAAGATGACCTATCTCCACTCCACAAACCAACTCCAGAAAGACAAGCGTCAACGGAAGTTTGATTAGATTCATATTTGTTTCCTAAAACACCAGTATTTAAATTAAAGGCAGTTCCACCTCCAGTAACAAAAGAGGCGTCCTCAACAGTTCCCACAACCCTATCTGCTCCAGCTGTTTTTTTATCAAAACCATATCTACATCCATAACCCCTATAAATCCAAGGGCAATATCTGGAAGAAATTTTTCTCGCTGGAATTTCTATATTTTCAAGCTCTAAACTAGATACCAACTCTAATTCTACAGCCAATTTATTTTCAGATACTTTTCTAGAAACAAAATATTTATCATCTGGCATTCTTGCGTCTGGGTTTGCTGTACCGAATGGATTTTTATTTCCTGGAAAGTTTGCGTCATCTAAAAACTTTGCAAAAGTTCTTTTTCTTACTATTTTAGCTCCGTTTAAATTGTCGTATTTTCTCAATAAAGAAGAAACATAAAGTCCAGCATTTGAAACTCTAATTTTAGGTCTAGGTAATCTTTGATCTCCTAATATTTCAAATCCTTCTGCTTCTACAGCTATAGGCAAATACTCTTGACCATCAAAAATAATTTTACTATTTACATTGTTAGTTCCTCCATGAAAGTGAATTTGTGCTTGACTATCGTTCTGATAATCGTAATATAATGTAAATAGTTCTATAATTGCTGTAGGTTCTACATCAAAAATAGCTTTAACAAAGTCTTGATTTATGCCTTTTCCCATATCAATATATTACACCGAAAGATGAAAAAATACAGAAAATTAAACTCTGTCTCATATAGAGAGTACAAACATACAGATTTTAAGGAGGTTTTCTCTGTATTTGTCGCATTTCAAAAGAAAAATCAGATAAAACAATACCACAATTTAAGCCACGGGCAAAGTGAAAATTTTTATTTGAGGTTTTTGTTTTACGAAATGAAAAAACTGATAGAGAGATGTCCTATAAAATATGTCAGTATAAACGAAAAAACTGGCAAAATATGCGGTTTTGCGTGCTTTACAGAGGGAGGTTTTGTGCCAAATCATTTAGACTTGCAACTTGTAATCAAAGATCCAGATTACACTCTATCTAAACCGATCATATTATGCTTCTTTACGGTTTTATTAAAAGTTAAAAAAAAGTACAACAAGCGAATTTATGCAGTTCTTGGAGATAGAGAAAGGTTTTCCACATACATGAAAGCCGTTCAGAGAATATTTAAGGCAAAAATCATCTCAAAAGATTCACTAAATAGATATTTAGTGGAGTTTCTGCCTTGACTTTTGTCAAAAAACACTTTATATTACGGTCTTATGGAAAAAAATTCTCAATGGACTAAAAATCAAACTGGCGCTCTTTGGAAGAAACAAACACCAAAGGGTAAATATTTATCGGGGTATATAGAAGTGGACGGAGTTCAGCACAAAATAGTAGTATTCCCCAACAAATTCAAACAAAAACCAAATCAACCCGATTTTATAGCATATAAGCCTTTTAATGTGTAAGTAAATGTATGAAAGGTTACATAAAAGTTGTAGGAGTAAATGATGGAACAAGGAAGTTAGAAAAAGCTACTGGGTATGGCACTTTAACTTACAAATACCACAAGAATTACTCCCTCGAGTTTCAAAACGAAACTTTTTTCGTTGAACTTTTGGATTTTATTATCGCAGAAGATTGTATCGAGTTTTCTGGTTGGTTGGGCGACAAAGACCACAAATATGGAAGAATCGCCTTCCAATTTGAACCTAAAACGAACGATAGTTGAAAAATTTCCAAATAATCTTATAATAGTGTAAATGAAATATATAAGATGTTTGGACTTATCACGATGCTATTATCTACATTGGGGGCGACTGGGATGGGCAGTATGCTTAAGATTCTTGGTGGCGCTTTCCAAGGTATGTCCGAAGCCAAAGCTGCGAAAGAGCGTAGAGAGCTTATTAGAGATATGCAAATCCGTGGAATGGACGCAGAGTTTCAAAAACTACTCATTGGCGAAACCGACAAAGATACTGGTATGTTTACTCGTGCTACTCGTCGTCTTATCGCTTTTATGGGGATGCTCAACTTTGCAATCATCTCGATACTCTGCACCCTCTTCCCTAACACAACCCTCGTTACCTTCACACCACCAGAAAACAAAGAAGCAACCGAAATCCTCTGGGGACTCATTACCTTCCCAAGTGGAACAGAAATCACCTCTACAATCACTACTGGACACATCTCTCTTGTCGCAATCACCACTTTGGGGGCAATCATTGGATTCTACTTCACACCAGGAGGTCGAAAAGGATAAATAATTTGATAATTTTAAAAAAACCAAATAAGATATTATGATAGGAGATATTTTAAACTTTGTAGAACAGATTGGGATTCCAGTTTCAAGTGCGTTAGCAGTTGGTTGGTTTCTCTTTATAATACTTAAATTTTTGTTGGCTCAAGTAACCGATAGAATTGATGGCATTTCAAGGTCGTTACTTTCGCTTGAAAATAAAGTAGATGTAATGAACAATGATATAGTTAAGATTGATGCACAGTTTTCGTGTGCGTTTGGTTGTGAGCCAAATATAGATAGAATCGCAGCTAGTGAAGGAAAAGAAGATTGTAGAGATGATTAAACAAATAAAGCGTCTAATTTTTCCTATATTAATTTTACTTATTGTATTATCTTTTTACTTATTAAATAAAGATATAAGCGAATATTCTCAAATAATCAAAGAACAACAAATAAAGATAGAAGAACACGAAACAAGAATTAATAGTCAAAAAAATGTATTATTATTCCAAGGTGCTAGATTAAGAGATTTAGAAAATCGAATTGGAAAATTGCAAATAAAAGAATACGCTAAATACAAATAACTTGATAAAAACACTTTACAACTTAATATAAACCAAATAAACAATTATGAGTGGATATGAATTTCAACATTGGGCAGATGTAATTGCCAAGTTCGGATTTTCGCTAATAGCGTTAATCGGACTAGGATTCTTTGTGTGGCACATTTGGAAATGGGTTACAACAAAAGTAAATCCTGCTTTGGGTGATGTGGGAGCTTCATTGGGAAAACTAAAGAAGCAAATACAATCATTAGATAATGATATGATAAGACTGAATATGAAATTAAAGATTCTTATTCAAGAGCGTCACATCACCGACAAACATAAAGACAATGAAGAAGTCTAAAATCGCTCTACGAAACTAAAAATCGCAAATAAGTATATACTATGGAACTATTAACTAATCCAATCACCTACATTGTAGGTTTCATTATTCTTGCTTTGGCTCTTGAGTTTCGCAAAAACGGATTTAAAAATTCGTCACCGAAGTCTAGCGAGCCAAATAAGACATCATACAAGAAAAAGCCAACTTACGCAAGTAGTGGCTTACCGAAGCAAAAAAATGCTTCGGCAAAGAAGAAAACTCCAACCAAAAAAACTGCAAAGAAAAAGGTTGCGAAGAAAACGACTACCAAGAAAAGTAGTGCCTCCAAAAATTAAAAAATTTTTTTAAATTATGGATATTATACCTTTTTTAATCGTATTCTTTGTTGGATATTTTGTTGGTAAGAAATGTTGCTTGAGAGAGAAAGCAAAGTCATTACTGAACAAAATTCTTGGAAAAAAGTAAAAAAATTTTTTTCATATAAGTTGTTTGTTTTAAACTACTTACGAAATCGTCTCAACCTTGAGGCGATTTTTTTTGTGTTTTCGATTTGACATATAAGAATTTTATGTATCTAATCGGCACTATGATTATTAAATCCAATAACAAAACCATAACTAAATCAGCAGACTTTAAAGAAAAGTCTTGTTCGATTGATGCAGAGGATATGCGATATATCGCTTCTCTTTTACGGAACAATTATTCTAATCCGTTGTTAGCTACCATTCGTGAGATTATTGCAAATGCACTTGATGTCACTAAAGACAAAAAGGTAGATATTCAATTACCAACCCAAATTGAACCACACTTTATAGTACGAGATTTTGGGTGTGGTTTGAGTGAGGAAGATATGCTTGGTCTTTATACCAAGTATGGTAAGTCAACCAAGCGTGACTCCAACGAATCAATCGGTGGTTTCGGCATTGGGCGATTCGCACCCTTATCGTACACAGATTCTTTTATTGTAAGGTCAGTACACCAAGGTCACAAACATTCCTATGTTATAAGAGTGGACGAGCAAGACGATACTATTGTCTCACAGATTGAAAGTCAGCCAACTAAAGAAGCTGATGGAATCTATGTACAAGTAGGAATCAAAAAAGATGACATTCACGATTTTTTTAAAATTTTTAAAAAAACTTGGTGGTATCGTAAAGATGATATTAAACTACTCAATGAAGATTGGGGAGATGTAAGATTGGGCAAACCACAAGAATCCAATGATGTATTTGATTTATACCAAAACAATAGTTATTGGGAAGATGTTTCTCATTTTGGAAGTGACCCCTATGTTCTTATGGGTGGTATTCCATACAAGGTAAACGAATCTGATGATTGGTTTATGTTTAAGAGTGGTCTTGTTTACAAAGCAGAGATTGGCGAGTTCAAGTTGCACCATAGTCGTGAGTCTTTGGAGTACAACCCACAAGTTAAACAAGCTCTCAAGAAAGCATCAGATAAGATATTCGCCAAGCTCAATCAAGAGTTAGGTAGTCAGATGGACAAGGCTGATACTTTTTATGAAGCTAGTGAGATTATGCACAAGGCTATGGAAACTTATAGACAGAGATTCGGCACAAAGCTATCTATCTCTTCTAACAAGTTTAAAGATGTGAATGGTATTCTATTTCCTAAAGATTGGATTGCCAAAGAAACTCATATTACCACAAGAGAAAATGGTAACTTGAGCTTCTCTCATTCAAGGTATAGTTACAATGATAACTCTCCAAACGACAAAGTAATTTATATCGTTGACGATTATCCAAGTCCTCGTTCTCCAAAGTCAAGATGTATGTTCTTACACGATTGGGAGAAAGAGAATAAGATAGACAGAGGATTCGCCAAGATTGTACTTATCAATTCAGAGGGTATGAAAGCCGATAGTATTGATGGCACATACGACACCCAAGCGTTATGTGTTCAGCGAGTCAAAGATTGTAACCACCCAAATGTCAAACTGCTATCAGAGTGCGAGCGAATGATTGCTCCACAGAAAGCTAGGACGAAAGGTGTTGTGAAGTCTTTATCAGCAATGGATATTCTAAAGTTCGACTCTAGTATTAAACACGAGTGGTCAAACCTAGACACCTATTGGGGAATAGACAAAGATGTAGATTTTGATGACGATAGTAAGACATATTATTATGTTAATTACTATGCGAACAAAATTACTTTCGAGCCTTACAAAAAGTATCTTGGTGCAGATGGCGAAGTTGAAATCAATCCTTATCAGTTTATTAGAAAATTTTTATCAAACATTCCTAGTTTCAAAGAAAACATTTGGGGTGTTCGTAAAAACCTAAAGAGTCGAATTGAGAAAAAGGATAATTGGATTTGCCTTGATGATGTCTATGAAGATTTGGTCAAGCAAGACGAGGGTATTCAAAACTATGTTAAGTGGTACGAAGAGAAAGAGCTTTTCGATAACTACGACAGAACTTTGATGCAAGATATTGCCAAGTTCCCAAAAGATAACCTTAATGAAATTTTAAAAAATTTATTAAAAAATTATGATGGTTGGAGAACAAAACAATCAAAAGTTTACAATCGAGATTACAATCACGATTATGTGATGGAAGCACTCAAGCCACAGAAGTTAAGTGGCGAATCATTAGCGAGGAAGCGAGCTTTCGACAAAGCGTTTCCTATGGCAAAGTATTGCCTTGAGGGTTGCAATGGCGACAAAGCAACAAGTATTTCTGATGTGTTAGCGTATATCGGAGAGTAGTAATCATAGTCGGCTAGGAGTGTGGTAGTTCCTAGCCGACACAATTTTTAAACATTATGCAATTAGATTTTTTATCCTACACAGAGAAGAAACCCACAGAACAATTATCATTCCTAGATGAAAAGAATAGAGTACATATTAAGAAACATAACAAGGCAGATGTCGAAAAGTTCTTCGCTTCAATTACAGAAGATGAGATTATTGACCATAGTGTTGTATGGGAGCGACTCAAACCCACAAATGATGTTGATGTATTTCAGAGGTGGTTGTTTGCCTTTTGTTCAGTCCATACCTCCTAC